GCAAATAGTTAATTCATTTTTGCGTTTGTTTAATGAGCAAAAAATATAAATATCACAATTAAATTTTGATTGATGAGCTACAAAATTATTTACAAAATAATCTTTAACATCAACATTCCTACCCATTGTTTTAACGTCAATTTTTAAACCTTTGTACTGAAAATCAAAACCGCCGTCAAATCCTTTTTTAAATTCGTGTTTTATGTTGAATAACATTTTTATAATAACTTCACCAACTAAACCCACAAATTGTTGTTCTTTACTGCCGTTAAATTCGTGTCTATTGCCTAAATTATTGTTATTTATAAATTGCCAAACATCATTTTTTAATTCTGTTTGTATTTTATATTTTTTAAGCATTTTTAGTTGTTAAAATTTTAGTTAAAAAATTTATATCTTTTTCGCTAACTTTTGGTAATTTGATATGCAATAACTCATGTACTATATCATTTTCCGTTAATGGTCTTGTATGGTATATTATTTTCTCTTTTATATCTACACCGATAAATTCTTTTAATTTTAAATCGTCTGGATATGTAACTTGTTGCGGTAATATAGCTTCTGTTTTAACGCCTGTTAATTCTAATATGTTTAACCATTTATTTAAGACTTTCATATTCTTTTAATTTTTCTATATATATAACTGCGTCAAGCAACTCTTCTTGCAAATGATTTAACCATTGTTGTTTACTTAAGTCTGTACGTTCCATTGTTACACCGTATTTTTTTAATCCAATCTCGGCACGTTTGTTTATTTTGTCTATTACTTTTTTTTCTATATTACTCATTGTTTTTATTTATTTCCATTGTGTTATATTTTAAAAAGTTAACATTTCAAATACGTTATCTACAATTAAATTTATTTATAATTTTTGCTAATACATTAACCACTATACTGTTTCCAGCTTGTTTATATAATTGAGTATTACTACATACAAATTTAAAACTATCCGGAAAGTCCATTAATCTAAAACATTCTCTTGGAGTTAATTTTCGTATTTTACAACTTCCGTAATTGGTTAATATTTCATTGCTTTTACAAGTCAATGTCGGACTAATTCCGTTTTCTCTTTTACGTATTCCTTCATCATATCTATAATCGCCAATCCATACAGCTTGATTACAAGCGGATTTTACTTTCAAATATGGATCTGTCGCACCGGCTTTATAATGTCTTGCAAGTAAACAAGGTATATAAGTGCTATCCTTTGTTAATGGTTTAAAAGGGTAATTTTCTGCTTGAGGTCTATTAATAAATGAATTAATCATTTTATCACTCAAATAATACTTTTCATCTACATTATCTTGTAAAACATCTTTTAATCTTTTTTTTAATGGTATTTCTTTAGGAAAACTAAAATTATTGTCTATATCATCACGAATACCAACTATAAAAACACGTTCCCTATTTTGAGGTACACCGTAATTTTTAGCGTTTAAAACCTTATAGTAGATATGATAAGGTGTTGAATCTTGTCTTGGAAAAATTACCGGGTTTCCGTTTATACTTTTACCACCTAACATATCAAGCCAAATTTGAAATGTCCTACCAGAATTATCACTCAATAATCCTTTAACATTTTCAAAAATGAAGTAACGGGGTTTATTTTTTGTAATAAATTCGTGGCTGTTATAAAATAAAACACCTCTTTTATCGTCTTCGCCTTTTCTTTTTCCAGCTAAACTAAATGCTTGGCAGGGTGGCGATGTCATGTAAATATCAAGACTTTCTTTTGGTATTTTACGATCATAAACATCAAATGGATAATAAGCGGGTTCACCATAATTAGCAATATAACTTTCTCTTGTAAATAAATCCATATCACAAGAAAATATAGTTTTATAATTTATATTTAATCTTTTTAATGCTTGATCGAATGCACCTACACCACTAAAATCACTTCCTACTTTAATCATAATTTATATATTTTAATTAAATTTATTTGTTTTCAATCACATATTTTTTTAATTCCTGAAACTCGTTTAACATCATTAATCCGCGAATTTGAAATTCAAATATATCGCCGTTTTTTGTTTTTGCGCCTATTTCTGTTTTTCCTTCTGGATCTTTATATATAAAAAATTCAATAAGATTTTTAATTTTTGAAAATCCTACCGGTTTTTGTTTTGCCTTGTACTGAATCATGAAGCGATCAATATATTTAATACCGTTTTTATCGGTGTTTCTAAATTTTAAAATACTTAAAAAATTATTTTGCCAAAACTCATCATTCCTTAAATCTTTTGCAATATTATAAACATCACGTAAATTATAACCGTCTAAACGTTCCAATTTATCCAAACATTGTAACCATTTATTTTTTTGTGCTTCCGTTTTTGGCCTATATTTTAAAGGAAATAAAGTCGCAAAATGTAAAAATGCCTTTGTTATTTTTTCTGAATATTGGCGATTTTTATATTTTGTAGGTATTTCTTTATTTAGTATTTCTTTATTATATATATTATTATTATATATAATATTAGTATTACTTTGTTGCGGATTTACCGCGACGGTTTTTACCGCTGCGGTTTTTACCGTTACGGTTTTTTCCGCTACGGTGTCGTTTAAATGATAATTATAACCGGCAAATTTGCCACTTTTACGAACCTCAACTCTAACTAACAAACCTACATCGATTAACTCTTTTATTTTTTTATTTATGGCGTCTTTTCCTTCTTTAAAATGGCCGCAAATAAATTGTACTCTCATTTCTGTTTTTGAATCATGAGAAAATAACCAACAATATAAACCTGTTGCACTTGCCGAAATACCTTTACATCTGAATACTGCATTTGGTATAATTGTAAAGCGATCAAATTTTTTTGGCTTATATATTTTGTTGTATTCCATATTAAAAAAATAACCCTATTAAATCGGCTGTCGAGGTCGCGTCATCAATAGGGTATCTATAAAATTTTTTATGCCTCGACGCATTTGGCAAAATTAAAAAAATAAAATTACAAAATCAAATTATATTTTATGTCATCGCAAAAATTACGCAAATCATCAAATATTTTTTTGACTTGCTCCAGTGTTATTTCCCCGTCTTCAAATCTATACCAAAGTAACTCGATAAATAAATCAAATTCAACTCTTGTTGATTTGCCTACATATTGATAAGTAACGGCTATATTTTCCGGTGATGACTGCGTAAACCTTATTTTTTGGTTTTCTGAATCAAAATAAATAGTATTATATTTCATTTTTTGGTTGATTAATTAAATCATTTTTAAAGTATTTATTTATAATATTTATGCAATCATCAAAATCATTAGTCCAAAATACCGCCCATTTGCAATTTTCGAGCCATTTAAGCCACTTTTTTTGGTTGTCCGTAGGTTTGTTATATTTATATTTTAATTCAATCGCTAAACCGTTAAAAATAGCGTTTGGTGTAAATATTAATAAATCCGGTATTCCAGGCTTCGCTCCTAAATATTTCATTTTATATTGTTCAAACTTTGATCGTTTACCTTCATTCATTGGGTGTGTAAAAATAGCATTTGGATATTGCATATTTAAATAATTAATTACCGCCCTTTGCAAATGGTCTTCGCCGCCTAAATATTTATCATATGGATTTGACATTAATTTATTGCGTTGTCTAATTTTTCAATAATGTTTCTTAATTCTGCTTTTTCAAAAGTTCCGCTCAATTCATTTTTATATGTTTTTAAAGATAATTTATAATAATCTTTTTTAACCTCTTTAACTTCTACTTTAATATTCATGTTTTTGATTTTAATTTTTTTAATTCATTTTTTAAAATATCATTTTCTATTAATAAACAATTATAACGATATAACAAAGTTTCGGCGTTCATATTGTTTTTATTATACTCGTTTAATAAATTAATTTTTAATGATTCAAAACTTGCATTAAAAAATTCATCAAAACGCAACCAGTCATTAAAGTTTCTTAAACTATAAATTACAGAAGCATGATCCCTATTTACTGATTCACCTATTTTTTTTAATGATTTATTTGTTGTCTGTTTAGACAACCAAAAATAGGCACCCCTTGCCATTACAACTTCGCGTTGCCTTGTGTTTTCTGTAATATCACATTCAAAATGATTATTAACTTTTTTTATTAATTTTTGTAAATCCATAATTATAAAATTAAACTGCCGTCATTATCAAAATCATTCCAAATATAACTACTAATAACACCAGTATCGCAATAAATTTTCCAATCTGCAAATGCGTCTTTCCATGCTTTACGCCCTTGTTCAATCATTTCATTGCTTAAAGTGTAAACCTCAACCGAAAATGGGTAATTTGTTTCAACTGCAATAAATTTAAAATTATCAATACCTAACATATCACAATAAAATGCCGCTTGTAAATGATAACCATATTTGTAAACATCGCGTTTAAATGTTAATGGCGAATTATCTTGTGTTGTTTTAACGTCGGAAATAAAACCCTCAACACGATTTAAGCAATCCGGACGAACTCTAACATCTAAACCGTCATGTTGTAAATAATGCGATAATTCAATTTCACCTTTGCAATATTTTTGTGCCAAATCGTGATTTTTAAAATTTTTTAAAATATTTGTGATTTTATCGTGTTCGTCAATATCAATTATTTTTTTGTTTTCCGCCTTTTTTAGTTCAATATTAAATTGCTCTTTTCCCTCTTTTGTACGGCGATCTATTTTCGGCATTATATGAAATTCATTATAATATGATTCTGGTTCTAACATTGCGCAATGGACCGCCGTACCTAATGCCATTGCTGAACTTTCAAATGGTAATTGATTTATAAAATGATAAACCGATTTTTTATAAATTTTTTTTAATCCCGAAGCGCTTATTCCAGGCATTGAATGATATTTTTCGTTTTTGTCAAATTGTGTTTTCATTTTGTTAATTGTTTTTCGTCAATATTACTATCTATTATATAATAATTATTGATTTCGTTAATAATGTTTTCTAATTTTTCGATTCTCTTTTGCATTGCATTAATTCGCAAATTCATGAATTCAATTGTGTTTTCCATAATGTTTTTTTATCGGTTTTAATTGTAATAATTTATTTAAAGTTTTTATGTCTAATTTTTCATAAACTTCATAAAGTTTTTTACGATACATTAATGGTTCGTGTAAATATACAC